ATGAGATTCAGCACCCCATTACGGTATCCTGGTGGTAAAGGTAAATTAACTAACTATCTATCAAAGATCATTATGATCAATGGCTTAGATGGTTGCGAATATGTTGAGCCGTATGCTGGTGGTGCTGGAGTAGCCATTAATTTACTTTTGTCTGGGAAAGCATCACGTATACATTTAAACGATCTTAATAACGCCATTTTTTGTTTTTGGCGGTCGATTCTAGAAGAAACTGATCAGTTTTGCCAATTAATTGAAAAAACTCCTGTGAATATGGATGAATGGTATAAGAATAAAAATATCATTAGTAATCAATGTGATTATTCCTCATTGGAAGTTGGATTCGCTACGTTTTTCCTTAATCGAACAAATCGGTCAGGAATTTTGTTAGGTGGTGTAATTGGTGGTAAGGAACAAAATGGAAAATGGAAAATAGATGCTCGATTTAATAAGGTTGATTTAGTAAACCGTATTAAGGTAATAGCAGACCGTAAATCTGATATTTGTATCTATAACCAAGATGCTAAATCATTCTTGCAAAATACTGTAACTGGATTCCCATTAAAAACATTGCTTTATCTTGACCCTCCATATTATGTTAAAGGAAAGGGCTTGTATCAAAACCATTATAGTCATGATGATCATGTCGAAATTGCTAATATTATAAAATCTAATTCAAAGCATCCATGGATTGTATCTTACGATAATACTGTTGAAATAAACAACATGTACACTGGTCTTAGAAAAATTGAGTACGGTATCAGCTATAGTGCTCAATCTAGGTACCAAGGGCCAGAAGTAATCTTTTTTTGTGATAGCATTTCTATTCCTGATGATATGGATCCTACAAGAGTCAAATTATAGCTATTTTACTCCAATCTTTCCCTCGGTCATCATGGTAGCGATCTGTTTGCTGCTGGGTTTTATGGCCCAGTAGCTTTCTAGTATCGATCCCCTGTTCTTTGTACAGGCGTTCAGATAAAGACCTTTGTTCATGGAATGTTGCGGGTGAGCCATCACCCCAGTCAATTCCTGCTAAATCCCTCGCTTTACTGAAATTCATCGTCAATGTATTGGCTTTTACTTGCGCGCCACGTTCAGCCTGTGAAGTAGTACGAAAAAAATGTACAAGGTATGGGCTGACTGCATAGTCACGACAGCGGGCTACTACATTGCGTAAACTCCAGTTAATCGCATTGAGGCGAAGAGAAAGAGGAATTGCGATTTTGCTTCCAGTCTTTTCCTGTACGACATGAAGATGATCATCCCAAATATCGCTAAATTTCATACGCGAGATATCACCTAACCGCTGGCCAGTAACCAGTGCTAACAGCATGGCATTCCCCATATAACGATGACTGGCATCTGCGATTTCAAAGATTTTTTGCCATTCTTCAAGACTTAACCGTTGTCGGGTAATTTTTCTTCTGGGCTGTTTGGTGGCTAATGCCGGGTTATAGCCCGGGGGGACTTCTCCGTAGTGTTGCGCCTCCTTGAATACATCAATCAGGACGGAACGAACTACTTGCGCCATTCTCGGCTGTCCGACGGCGATATACTCGTCAAGCAACTGGGCTATATCCCTGACATCAACGGCTGAAATTAACTTCAGTCCTGCTCGTTCCCTGAGCAAGGATACTGGTTTGGCTTTCTGTTTATAGGTATTGAGCTTTATATCGCCACTTTTCAGTCTGTCATCCTGGATTGCTTGATAGCGATCTAACCAGGTTGACGTTGTGATTGCTTTTCCTTTGCTGGTTGCGATTCTGTCACTGATAGCCAGAATCTGCCGGGTTCTTTGCTCAGCCAGGCGTGTATTGGCCTCAGTGGCAATAGCAATGGCTTCAGCTTCGTTTGTGCCCAAAGAATGAAACTTCCCGGTCACTGGATGCTTATATCGCCAATAAACTTTATTTACTTTTCTGCTATAGAGTGGATACAAGTTCGGGACTGAAACATTATTTTTACGTGGTCTGGCTGCCATTACTTAAAATCCTTTGTAGAATAATAGAATCATTTTTCTTGATGACAGGAGTAACTAATTCCCCAACTAACTCTGCGTCCTCACGTACTCGCCATAGTCGACCTTGTTTCATTGCCGGTGGACAAAATAAATTCTGCTTAGCATAACGACGCAATGTGGACACACTTGGAGGATTACTCCTAAATTTTTCCGCAGCCCATTCCTCAAGTGTCAGCATTTGAAGCATTTTTGATAACCTCATTTCTTTTGCTACAAAACTATTTCACTAGTTAATTTCGCTGTCTGGATTGTTTATGTATCTTATGCAGCTCTTTAAAGCGTTCCATAAACATCCCGTAGGCATGGCCCGGTGCCAGTGGAATCACTTTGAACATCTCTGTTGCCGGGATACCTTCCAGTACAGACCAGAAAGAGCCATCATCAAGCCCGAGATCGCGGCGTTCGGTTGCCAGCATGATGAGATCGGCATATTTCACAGGCGTGCTCATAACCGGGGGTAACCCGTATTTCTCACGGATTACGGCGTCTATTTTTTCTTCCATCCGTTTATAGTCAGGAAGAAGGCGTTTCAGTGGCGCGGGGATGTCCTGACAATAAGCTTCTGTTGCATCATGCATTAACGCTTCAAAAGCAAATTCCTGCGGTACCAGCTGGCTGCAAAGCACCGCATGTTGGGCGACGCTGTAGAAGTGTGAAAGATGTCCTGCAAAGCGACAGATATTTGAAAGGGAAACCGCGATATCGTTAATAACGATGTCGTCTTTATTTATCCTGTCATAATAAAAATGCTTCCCAGAAAAAGTTTTAATAAATGACATTTTGTTCTCCACGTTATTTGCGCTGCACCGCACAGAATTCTGGTAAAAGGAAGCCCTCACCATCCGGCGATTATTGAGTTAATTACGTTTCCATAAATGCCCCCGCAGGGGCATTTGCAGTAATGAAATCAGGCGGTGAAAGTACCAATAAAGGTTTCTACTTTGCTGTCTTTGAATTTCTCAACAAGCAGATCACGAAATTCGTTAGCCATTTCTTCCTGCACCGCTTCCAGCTGAATAATGCGCAGAACCAGTACAGGACGATCGCCAGTGATAATGCTGAGGCGTAATTTAAATGAACGTTCTTTCAGGCCTTCAAACGGAACGCATTTAAATTCAAATGCCACTGGCATAATGTCTTTGGTCTTCGCTTCGACAGACTCCATCAGGGAGCGTTTGCCGCTGAAGTCATTATCTTCAAAATCAGCGGTCTGGTTCGCTTCAATTGTGATTTTACGGATAGCTGCCGCCGCTTTGGTTGCCTGAATGGCGTCACCATTAGCATCAAAGCCCACAAGGTAGTCGGCCCAGTCTTCAATCCATTCTGCCAGTGATTTCTGGGAGTTACGCTCGCCATTAACAGACAACAGAGCAGAGAACGGTGCTGTCTTTTTCAGTTTGAGAGTGGCGGTGTTATCTGCGTGACCTGGTTCATCAATAGTACCCAGGTTAAGCACACTGACGGCACGCATATTATCAGCATCGATAAAGCAGCGGGTGCCTTCATCTGCAAGATCTTTAGAATAACGGGTAAAGTCATCGATGCTGGCAGTGGAAAGCGCACCACGGAAACGGAAGCGATTTAAATTAAATTTTTCCAGATCATGAATGCGGAAATTCTCAGGCAATGCCACAGCATCGGCACCAATCTTACTGATAATTTCATTAACACCCTGAGCAGAAATAAGGGCATGGATTTGATTAATTGCGGTTGCGTCTAAGTTCTGAGACATAATAAGTCCTCACTATATAAAGATATTCAGTGATGAGATAAATAATCAGTTAATTAATAACGATATTAATGGCCTGCTGCGCGGAGTTTTCCGTCAGGTTCACCGGCAAGAGTCAGTAATTGTCCCTGGTCTTCCTGCAGAATAGTCAGGCGACCACCGCGATTGACATACATCGGCGTTTCGGTGGTGTCTTCTTCGGAAATTTTCCCGCGGTTAGTCGGGCGAACATATGAGAGTTTGTGTTTGATTTTCACACGGTTCTCATCAAATGGTTCGATTTCCAGGTTGAGTGAGACCTTACCTTTGGTTTTCGTGTTCATCACACCGGAAGCGACTTCACTGAGAACTGCGCCGATTTTGGTTTCAAATACGCCGCCGTCCAGCTCCCCGATAAATGCCTGCACATCAGTACTGCGTTCGCTAGCCATTTTGCTGCTCCTCATCATATCGACCCTGCAAGGCCGATTAGTTTCTCCACAAAACAGAGAAGAACACCTGCGGTGGCAGCCGCCCGGATGGATTGGGTTATGAGCCCGTCGTCCGGTGATGCTCTTCTCTGTTTTGTAAAAAGGACGGTACCAGCCGGAAGCAAGGGTACAAACTGGTACCGCCAGGACTACACACAGCATAAAGTTGTGGTGCCGGGTGCCTCCCGGTGCCTGGCGAAGGTTGCACACCAGACGGGTGGGTATCCACAGAAGGTCGACTGTCAGCCTCAACCTTAACCCGCGTGCGCTGAGCCGCATTCACCACAACGCTAAGGATTCTCTCTGGTTGAAAATACTTAGCTGTTATGTGCCTGTCTTTTCACCACTTCAGGCTCGGTGGTATCCTTTTAAGCCCGTATACATAAAAGGAAAATCAAATGACTTTTGATGAAAAAGAACTTGATAATGCAATTAATAAAATCATCGTAACGTCGCTCTTTTCCTGTCTCAGCGACACTCAGCAGAAACAGTTCTACGAATCGGCTTTCAACATGATCGAGCGTTGTTGTTTCTGCGATGCCGACTAGTTACAACGGCTGATTTTCAGAACATGATGCAGATGCTGGTGCGTCAGGGGATCCCGGCAGAAAACATTCTTGGCGGTGTGGGTAAAGCGACAGCTTATCTTGCGGTACAACTGAAAAAAACACCGGAAGCGGCTGCCGAGTTTGCCGCAAAGATGCAGGATGCTACCGGAACGGCGTCAGAAGACATGATGGGGCTGTTCGACACTATCCAGAAGGCGTTTTATCTGGGCGTTGACGATACCAACATGTTGTCCTTCTTCACTAAAACCAGTTCTGTTCTGAAGATGGTGAACAAGGACGGTCTTCAGGCTGCACAGAGCCTTGCCCCCATCAGCGTCATGATGGATCAGATGGGGATGAACGGGGAGTCGGCAGGTAATGCCCTGCGAAAAGTTATCCAGTCCGGATTAAGCGTTAAGAAAATCAGGGACGTCAATAAAATCATGGCCCGCCAGAAACTCGGGGTACAGCTCGATTTTACTGATGGCAAAGGGAGTTTTGGCGGTCTTGATAACATGTTCAGGCAACTGGCAAAGCTGCGAAAACTGACCGACGTTAAGCGAACCGGTGTACTTAAGGCAATATTTGGTGATGATGCCGAAACCCTTCAGGTGGTCAATGCTCTGATCGATAAAGGAAAGAATGGTTACGATCAGATCCAGCAGAAGATGCATAAACAGGCCAGCCTGAATAAACGTGTTCAGGCCCAGCTTGGTACGCTGTCCAACCTGTGGGAGGCAATGACGGGGACCGCAACTAACGGCCTTGCGGCTATTGGTGGCGCATTTTCTGGTGACGCCAAAAATATCACGCAATGGCTGGGGGAGTTAGGGGAAAAATTCACGAAGTTTGCGGATGAAAATCCCCGGGTTATTCGCGGCGTCGTCGGGCTTGCTGCCGGTCTTGCGATTCTGAAACTGGGATTGATGGGCGTGGGCAGTGCCATCAGTATCGTCAGCAGGATCATGTCGATGACGCCGATTGGCATGATTGCGACGGCGATTGCCCTGGCTGCGGGATTAATTATCACTAACTGGGATGTTGTCGGACCTTATTTTAAGAAACTCTGGGAAACCATTAGTCCTTATTTTGAGGCTGGCTGGGAACTTCTGAAGAAGGTTTTTGCCTGGTCGCCGCTGGGGATGGTGATCAATAACTGGGGACCGGTTGTTAAGTGGTTTCAGGATATGTGGGATAAGCTGAAGCCGATTATTGAATGGTTTACCGACAGTTCCGGTGACACGGTCGATGCCATTAACTCGGCGCAGTGGGGCGCGGGTGCTTATGATGCTTATGAGACGGGAATACCGCCACGGGGATACACTCCTTATCCGGAGGTGGATCCGGCTCAGGCAAACAACGCCTCCGGTGCCACAGGCTCGAATCCCTTCATGATTAATAAAGTTACCGCGCCAAAAGTTGATGGTGAGATCAAGGTATCATTTATAAATATGCCACCAGGTATGCGGGTTACGGAAACACGCTCCAGTGGCATTGATATAAATCACGATGTTGGCTATACCCGATTTTGGTAGCCAGGATTCCCCTCACAGGTATTGCTGGTTGTAAGTCATAAATAGAGTGATAGAATTAATGCACATTTAGAAAAATGTTAATAGGCGAAAAATGAAAGGCTATATCACAGCAAGTGTAATTCTTGGAGCAGCGGCTATTTTTTCATCTCTCATAATCTCTGGCAACATCTCCTTTAAAGATGAACATATTATTCAGTTATCTGGAGGAGCCATAAAACTTGGTGATGTTTATAAAGAAAATAAATTGATAAGTGCAAAGATTATTTTTCCAGATAATCAGGGTGAACAGATTCTTGTTGTCGACGGCAATCCTGAAAACTTTAAGGAGGATTTTCAGGGGAAATTAAATAAAGTAATAAAAACTTTAAATGCGTCAAAGAAAAAAGATGAAGAGAAAGTTAGCCTGGATAATTTAAGTGTTATTGAAGAGTCTAAACTAGAGCTCGTTTCTGCGGTGCGTTACTCTGCTCAGTATGTTCCTATGTTTACTCTGACGCTGGACAAAAAAGAAATTACCATGCCTAAAAATACGGTAATATTTCCATTTGCCAGCGATGAAACAGCTAAGTATTTAAATGAACAACAGCAAAAGTATAAAGATTCGTTGTTTCTGACTCGCTAATTAATAAAATTCATTACAAGGCCACCTTCTAATAGGTGGCTTTTTAATTTTCGGAGTATATATGACGTGGAAAGACAGGCTTCAGGATGCGTCATTTCGAGGTGTGCCGTTTAAGGTTGAAGAAGAAAGTGCGGGAACTGGCCGTCGTGTGGAAACGCACGAATACCCGAACCGCGACAAACCCTATACCGAAGACCTGGGGAAAATTACTTTCCGCCCGTCCATCACGGCTTATGTGGTGGGAGATGACTGCTTTGACCAGCGCGATCGCCTGATTGACGCGCTGAATAAACCCGGTCCCGGCACGCTTGTCCATCCGACTTACGGTGAGCTGAAAGTCTGTGTTGACGGAGAAGTTCGGGTCAGCACATCGAAGAGTGAAGGACGTATTGTCCGCTTTGACCTGAAGTTTGTCGAAGCAGGAGAACTCTCTTACCCCACATCAGGTGCGGCGACGGCGCAGGCGCTGATGTCATCCTGTTCTGCACTGGATGACTGCATCAGTAACAGCTTCAGCGGTTTTAGTATCGATGGCGTGGCGGATTTTGTGCAGAACGACGTCGTCGGTAATGCCAGCACAATGCTTGGGTATGTTTCTGATGCGATGAAAGTGGTGGATTCTGCCGTATCGGATGCCGCCAGGCTGTTGCAGGGGGATATCTCGGTACTTCTGCCGCCGCCATCGTCAGGCAAAAATTTCGTTGAGCAGGTGCAGAAAATGTGGCGTACCGGGAAACGCCTTTATGGTAACGCCAGCGACCTGGTCACCATGATCAAAACGCTTTCTGGTGTCAGCCTCGGCAGCGATTTGCAACCGCGCGGCGTCTGGAAAATGGACAGTAAAACCACCGCCACAGCGACGCAGCAGCGTAACATGGTTGCCAGCACCCTTCGTACGACTGCAATCAGCGAAGCGGCGTATGCCGTTACCCGATTGCCTGCGCCAACAACTTCTGCGGTGATGCAGAATGCCGCAGTGGGGCAGTCAACAACACCCGCGCAGAGCTCCGGCTGGCCTGCCGTCACGCATCCGGTGCTGAACAATGCACCGGCGGTGAAAAACACGGTTGACCTGCCAACGTGGGAAGAACTGACCGACATTCGCGACACACTGAATATGGCAATTGATAAGGAGTTGTCCCGTACAACCAGTGATGCGCTGTTTCTGGCGCTGCGCCGGGTGAAAGCAGATCTGAATGCGGATACCTGGCCTGCGGTACAGAATGACCGTTACGGCTCCCGACTGTGGCTGCTTCAGCGCAGCAAACTGACCAATCAGCTGGTGCAGACGGTAAGGGGGTATATCCGCGAATGCCTGCAATGGATGATTGATGATGGCGTGGTGTCCCGTATTGATCTGGATATCCGCCGCACCGGGATTAATGAACTGGGTAACAGTATCACTCTCTGGCGTCGTGACGGACCGGTAATGATTTCTTTTGATGATCTGTGGAGTGCGATAACGCATGGCGGACAGTGAATTTCAGCGCCCGACGCTGGCAGAAAATATCAGTATGCTCCGTAACGATTTATTCGCCAGGCTGGACGTCAGCGACACGCTCCGGCGCATGGATGAAGACGTGCGGGCAAAGGTGTATGCGGCGGCGCTGCATACGGTTTACGGTTACATCGATTATCTGGCAATGAACATGCTGCCTGACCTGTGCGATGAGTCCTGGCTGGCGCGACATGCTGCGATGAAACGGTGTCCGCGCAAGGGGGCCACGGCTGCCAGCGGGTATATGCGCTGGGAAGGTGTCAGCGATGGCCTGAAGGTGACTGCCGGGAGCGTGATTCAGCGCGATGACCTGGTTCAGTACACGGCAACTGCTGATGCAACCAGCTCCGGTGGTGTCCTGCGCGTGCCGATCACTTGCTCAAGTGCAGGCGCGGTCGGTAACGCTGACGACGGTACGGCATTAATCCTGGTCACGCCGGTGAATGGTCTGCCGTCTTCCGGTGTTGCAGATACTCTGACTGGCGGATTCGATACTGAAGATCTGGAAACGTGGCGCGCCCGCGTCATTGAGCGGTATTACTGGACGCCGCAGGGCGGGGCTGACGGGGACTATGTCGTCTGGGCTAAAGAAGTGCCCGGCATTACCCGCGCATGGACATACCGTCACTGGATGGGAACGGGAACTGTCGGTGTGATGATTGCCAGCAGTGACCTGATTAATCCCATTCCGGAAGAATCAACGGAAACGGCGGCAAGACAACATATCGGGCCACTGGCCCCGGTGGCAGGCTCTGATTTGTATGTGTTCAGGCCGGTGGCACATACGGTGGATTTTCATATCCGCGTGACGCCGGACACACCGGAAATACGGGCTGCCATCACCGCGGAGTTGCGTTCGTTCCTGCTGCGTGATGGTTATCCGCAGGGAGAACTGAAGGTATCGCGTATCAGTGAGGCGATTTCCGGTGCGAACGGGGAATACAGCCATCAGTTGCTTACACCGGCAGACAATATCTCCATTGCAAAAAATGAACTGGCGGTACTGGGGACGATTTCATGGACGTGACAAACGATGATTACATCCGTCTGTTGTCGGCACTGTTGCCCCCCGGTCCGGCGTGGTCAGCCAGCGATCCGTCGATTGCCGGTGCGGCACCGTCATTAACCCGCGTTCATCAGCGTGCGGATGCCCTGATGCGGGAGCTGGATCCGCGCACCACCACTGAACTGATAAACCGCTGGGAGCGTCTGTGCGGTCTGCCGGATGAATGTATTCCCGCAGGGACACAGACCCTTCGCCAGCGTCAGCAACGGCTGGATGCGAAGGTTAACCTGGCGGGCGGCATCAACGAGGATTTTTACCTTGCACAGCTTGCTGCCCTGGGCAGACCAGACGCTACCATCACGCGATACGACAAAAGCACGTTCACCTGCTCATCGGCCTGTACTGACGCTGTGAACGCGCCTGAATGGCGGTATTACTGGCAGGTCAACATGCCAGCCACCACCAACACCACTTGGATGACATGTGGCGATCCCTGTGATTCCGCGCTGCGCTTCTGGGGGGACACCGTTGTCGAGTGTGTTCTTAACAAACTCTGCCCGTCGCATACCTATGTGATTTTTAAATATCCGGAGTAATCCATGCATCGTATAGACACGAAAACCGCGCAGAAGGATAAGTTCGGCGCGGGTAAGAACGGTTTTACCCGTGGTAACCCCCAGACCGGCACGCCTGCCACCGATCTGGATGATGACTACTTTGACATGTTGCAGGAGGAGCTTTGCAGCGTTGTGGAGGCATCCGGTGCCAGCCTGGAGAAGGGGCGGCATGACCAGCTGCTTACCGCGCTTCGTGCGCTGCTGTTAAGCCGCAAGAATCCGTTTGGCGATATCAAATCGGATGGCACGGTGAAAACAGCTCTCGAAAACCTTGGTTTGGGAGAA